AATGGTTCTATTGCAAACGTAAATACTGCGGCTTCTAATCTAACTGGTATAAATCAGTTTGCAGAAAGATATAGAGTAGCTTCAAGTGATCCTTCATCAAGTTTAGATGCAGGTGATCTGGTTTTTAATACTACGGGGAATGCATTAAAATATTATGACGGTTCTTCTTGGAACGCTGTAGCGGCACAAGATACACAAGTTAAAATTTCTGGTAATGATACGTCAGCAGATGTTTTAATTAATAAATTAACGGCTGGTAATTTAATTACATTAACAGAAACAAATGATGGAAGTAATGAAACAATAACAGTAGCTTCTACTGCGGCCTCAACAGGAAAAGCTATTGCAATGGCAATCGTATTTGGGTAGAAAGGAGATATTATGGCGGCACCAAATTTAGTAAATGTAACAACTATTAACGGTAAAACTACTGCTGTGGCTTTAGGCACAGGTTCAGCAGATATACTTACTTGCGCATCAAACAAACTTTTAAAAATTAATTCTATCATAGTTTCTAATATTGATGGAACAAATGCGGCTACTTGTAATGTATTATTTTATAATTCAGACAACACTACAGCTTTTCATATTTGTAAATTAGCAAATGTTTCGGCTGGTGATACTCTAATTGCGCTTGGCAAAGACGCACCTATCTATCTAGAAGAAGGTGATAAAATACAGGCATTAGCTTCTGCGGCAAGTGATTTAGAAATAATAGTTTCTTATGAAGAAATGGATGATTAATAATGGCAATTAAAAGACAAGGTAAAAAACAAATTGATTTACCAGAGGTAACAACTGCACAACGGTCTACTGAAAAAGGTAGATTACAGTTTAATACTGATACAGGTTTAGCAGAATACTATGATGGAAACCAATGGAAATCTATTGATAGTCCACCTGTAGTAACATCTATATCACCAACAACAGCATTAGCATCTGGTGTTACAATAACTGTTACTGGTTCAAGTTTTACAACAGTTGGTACAACACAAGTAAAACTTATTGGTGAAAGTGGAACAGAATTAACTGGAACATCTGTAAATGTTACAAGTTCAACATCATTAACTTTTGTTACTCCTGCTGGTATTACAGTTGCAGAAGAAACATGGGATGTCAAAGTTATAAATCCATCTGGATTATCTGCTATCGGAGTAGACCTTTTAGATGCTGGATCTACACCATCATTTTCAACATCTGCTGATACTAACATTGGTACTCTAGGATCTGGTGCAACAGATTTTTCTGGATTAACAACAGTAGTAGCAACAGACGCAGATGGTCAATCAGTAACCCATACAATTTCTGCTGGTTCATTACCATCTGGTATGAGTTTAGCAACCAATGGTTCTTTTACTGGAACAGCACCAACAGTAGGAACAAACACAAATTTTACTTTTACTGTTTCAGCAACAGATGGAACAAATACAGCTACAAGACAATTTCTTATGACAGTTGGGCCACCTCCATTTATGACAGCAACAGGTGGAACAATAACAGAAGATGGTGATTATAAAGTACATACATTTACATCAAGTGGAACATTTACAGTTACACTATTAGGATCAGATAGTACATTTGGTTCTAAAGTAGAATATTTAGTAGTTGCTGGTGGCGGCGGCGGCGGGTTTCAAGGCCATGGAGGCGGAGGCGGTGCAGGCGGGTACAGGCATAATTCTGCTTATGATTTTACAGTATCAGCACAAGCATATACTATAACAGTTGGTGGTTACGGTGGTTCAAAAACTACTGGCGGTAATTCAACATTTGCAAATATAACTTCTGCTGGCGGTGGCAGAGGCGGACATAATAATTCAGAAGCTGGGCAAGCAGGAGGATCAGGCGGCGGAGGATCGGGCCATTTCAATTCTGGTAACGGTGGATCTGGTAACAGCCCTAGTGTTTCACCATCACAAGGTAATTCTGGTGGTTCTGGACAAGACGGACAACCTCATTATGGGGCAGGCGGTGGAGGCGGTGCAGGCCAAGCTGGGCAAAATGGATCAAATAATTCTGGTGGCGGCACAGGTGGTAATGGATCATCTAACGATATTCATGGTTCATCTCGTATTTATTCTGCTGGTGGTGGAGGCCACGGTCATAGTAGTCCTGCGGCTGGTGGTTCAAGTAATTTAGGAGGTTCACAATCCCCTAATGCGGCATCTGGTAGAAACACAGCTAATAATTATGGTGCAGGCGGTGCTGGTGATAATGATGATGCATCTAATGGTGTAGTAATTATAAGGTACAAATTCCAATGATGAGATTTGCTAAAATAGGTTTAAACAATAAAGTTATTGATATTGTTGTTGTTAGTACTTCTGATACAACAAATGCTAACAATGATTTTGATGAAAATATTGGAAAAGAATATTTAGAAAAAATAACTACGTGGCCTTTGTGGGTAGCTTGTACAGATAATAGAGGTAGTGCTGGTAGAGGCGTTACTTGGAACGAAGAACATAATATATTTATAGAAGAACAACCATTTCCATCATGGAACATTAATTATTCAACAGGAAAATATGAACCTCCGATTGACTATCCTTCTGATTATGATACTGTAAAGTATCAATGGAACGAGGGTACTCAATCTTGGGATGCTATTTAAAATAATAGATAATTTTTTAGAAGATCATGTAGCTAAAAGAATACATGATGTTTTATATACAAGTGAATTTGCATGGTATTATCATAATGTGTTTTCAGATTATGAAGAAGAAATAGATGATAAACATAGATACCAATTTGTTCATTGTTTTAAAAGTAACAAGTTAGGAACAACAAGCAATCTTTACGATCAAATAGCTTTACCTATTACAGACAAATTGCAAATTAATTATTCTAATGTAATTAGATGTAAAGTTAATATGAGTTTGTATAGTGGTAAACCTTATACTTCTGCATGGCATATAGATAATGCTGAACCTCACAAAGTTGCTTTGTATTATGTAAATACTAATAATGGTTATACTGAATTAGAAACTGGACAAAAGATAGAATGTGTACATAACAGGATTGTAATTTTTGATGGATTAGTTAAACATAGAGCTATAAAACAAACTGATAAAAAAACAAGAGTAGCTATAAATTTTAATTATGAGTGATGTAATAAAATTATTTCCAACAGCAGTATATAGAAACACAGATTATAAATTAAGTAAAGATGAAATTGACATTATTAATCATGTTGGTGCTTTTGCTAAAATAAATGATGGTAATAATCTTACATCACATGAAAGATATTTATTTGATAACTATAAAGAGTTAAGTAATTTTAAAAAATATTGTCAAGAACAAGTTGATGAGTATGCACATAATATATTAAAGATACACGAAAGACAAAAATTTTACATTACTCAATCGTGGGTAAATGTTAATACACCTAACACACATCATCATGCACACTTTCATTTAAACAGTTTGATAAGCGCAGTTTATTTTGTAACCGATAAATCATCACCTATTAAATTTTTAAAATCAGCTTTACAGCATATTTTTCCTTTATTTGAATTTACTGTAAAAGAATACATAGATGTTAATTCAGATAGTTGGAAAGTTGATAATGTAAAAGATACTTTGTTATTATTTCCATCTTCTTTAAGACATTATGTTCCACCTAATGAACAAGATTTTAACAGAGTATCATTATCTTTTAATACTTTTGTTAAAGGTAAAATAGGCGAAAGTGATAAAGCTACTGAATTAATTTTATGAAACCAATAAATACAATATATGTTGTAGGTGGTGGTACTGCTGGTGCTATGACAGCTTGCACATTAAAAAAATGTTTTCCAAATAAAGATGTAAGAATTTTACAAGGTAGAAATATACCAGTTATAGGAGTAGGTGAAAGCACACTTGCAACAATAAATGGATGGTTAAATATGATGGACATAGAAGATCATCAATGGATGAAAGAATGTAATGCTAGTTACAAGATGAGTATAAGGTTTGAGGATTTTGCACATAAAGGTGATAAAGGTTTTCATTATCCTTTTGGTGGTGCTACTTATACTGAAACTACAAACAAAGCTAAATTAAATGATTGGTATTTTAAAAAGTTTGTTTATCCAGATACACCTAATTCTGATTATGCTTATTGTACTTTTCCAGTAATGGGATTAATTGATGATAATAAAATTACAGATCAAAACATATATCCAGATTGGTCTTTTAAAACGTCTGTTGCTTATCATTTTGATGCTATAAAATTTGGTAATTGGTTAAAAGAAAATTATTTTAGAAAGATAGGTGGTAGAATATTAGAAGAAAATATTTATAAAATAAATAAGAATGAAGATGGTAGTATAAAATCAATAACATTAGATACGCAAAATGATATAAAAGCAGATTTATTTATAGATTGTACTGGTTTTAATTCTTTATTATTAGGTAAAGCATTGTCTGAACCTTTTACAAGTTATGAAGATATTTTACCAAACAATTCTGCGTGGGCAACAAGGTTAGAATATTCAAACAAAAAAGAAGAACTTAAACCCTATACTAATTGTACAGCCCATAACAATGGATGGGTTTGGAATATACCTTTGTGGTCTAGGATGGGTACTGGTTATGTATATTCTGATAAATATGTAACAGATGAATTTGCTTTGAGAGAATACAAAGATTACTTAATTACCAAACATCCAAACATGACTACAAAAGTATTTAATAATTTAGAATTTAAAAAACTTAAAATGAAAGTAGGTATATATGATAGGTTATGGGTTCATAATGTATGTGCTATAGGTTTAAGTGGTGGTTTTATAGAGCCATTGGAAAGTAATGGTTTACTTACTGTGCATGAATGGCTTACACATTTAGTTGATATATTAAAAAAACCAATAGTAAATCAATATGCAAAAAATGTTTTTAACACTACTTGTAAAAGAATGTTTAGAGGTTTTGCAGAATTTGTAGCTTTACATTATGCTTTATCAAATAGAACTGATACAGATTATTGGCGTGATATACAAAAAAGAGATTATCCTATAGAAACATTTAATCATCAACCTTGGAATGATTTGCAAGTATCTGGTCTAGATAAAATGACAACAAATCATTTTGATAAAAGAGGTGGCTTTCATTGTATAGCTACTGGCATGGGATGGTATCCTACTTCTGTTGAAAGAATAAAATATGCTTTAGCTGATGTAACAAATAATGATTTAATAGATGATTGGAAAGCTATTGCAGAAAAGATAGATAAAAGAAAAAAAGAATATAAAAAGTTATCTTATCATTGTCCTACATTATATGAATTTTTAAAAGAAAAAATATATGATAATTGAGTTTAGTAATTTTATAGCTGGTGGTTATATAGATAAAGATGTCTGTAAAAATTTAATACAATATTTTGAAAATTGTAAATACAAAACAGATGGCCATGTAGGTAGAACAAATGAACGTAAAGTTAGACATGATATAAAAAAATCTACAGATTTAGAAATATCATTAATTAATCAAGATAAAGATATTCTTAATTACTACAAAGAACTTAACAAAGTTTTAGAAATGTATAAAAATAAATACAAATATTGCCATGAACAAATGACTAAATGGAGTATAACACAACCTTGGAATATACAAAGGTACAAAGCTAATGAAGGTTTTTATGAATGGCACGCAGAAATTGTTGACAGATATTATTCTCATAGGCATTTAGTTTTTATGACATATTTAAACAATGTAGATAATGGAGGTGAAACAGAATTTTATTATCAGAAAGTAAAAATAAAACCAGAGATAGGATTAACTATTATGTGGCCACCTAACTGGTCTTTTACACACAGAGGAATACCATCTAAAACAGAAACTAAATATATCTGTACAGGATGGTATAATTTTAACTAATGATATTAATAGATAATTTTTACAATGAGAATGATTGGATTGCAATTAACAAAAAGATAAAAAATTTAGAATTTATTGCAACGCATCAACCGCAATCTAGTCCTAATATAGATAACAGATTAAAAGGTTATCCTTGTTACGAAGCACATGATGATGAACTAATTGTTACTTTAACAAAGACGTTAAAAGAAAAAACAGATCTTTCTATTTCTTTTGTTAGATCCGCAATTAGAAAAATATTAGCTAAAGAACTATTACAATCACCTGTAGGTATAGAAGGATCTTTACATTGTGATCCTAATTGTGAATGGGCAGGTGTTGTATATTTTGATGGTGTAAGTATTAAAGGGGGTACATCATTATATTTTCACCATGAACAATTTGAACCAGATGTAATATATGCGGCACGCCCTAACAGAGCAATACTATACAAAGCAAATACTTTACATTGTGCGAACTATGATATAGCATATAAACAAAGAATAATACAAACTATATTTTTTTAAGGAGTAATTATGAGTAAAGGCGATTTAAATAAAGATGGCAAAATGAGTAGCTACGAAAAGAAAAGAGATAAAGCTATTAAGAATGCTATGAACAAACAAAGAAAGAAAAAATCTTTCCCTAAATTTGGTACTAAAAAATCTAGTTACGCTTAAACTAATTTACCTATCCAAGTACCTTTATTATTAAGAACCATTGGAAGTAGTTTAGGATAACCGTCAACTATCATTGCAGATCCAAGTATAAATCTAGTTTTAAAATTTTTAGCATATGCAAAACTTTGTGATTTTTGATTTATTAAACATCCTACGTTCATAGCAAAGAAAAGATTGTCTGGATTAGCCCACCAAGATACAAGAAACTTTGTGTGGTAATGTCCTTGTACTGCTGACATACCCATTGTTTGTGATACCTTTAATACATCCGCAGATCTGCCGTGTGTAAAGAAACATCTTTGTCCATTTGACATAGTAAGAGTAAGATCATCTACCCATTTCCATTTTTTTGTGCCTAGGAAATCACCATAATCTCTTAAAAATTGTTTAGACATACCAAATTTTAATGCACGC